GGATGGCGTCGCGAGTCCGAACCTCGCAGACGCGGTGATGATGGTCTATGCTCCGCGCAAGCTCGCACTCAAAATATCGGACGAGGCCCTCCATGATTAAACGCTGGATCCGGCGCTGGCTCGGAATCGACTCTCCACCGCCGGAGTCCGCTCGCGCCGAAGCCGTGAAACGCGCCAAGCTCAAGATCAACGACCTGGCGCTGGCCGCGCTCGCCAAACCCCGCAGCAGCGAGCCGATGCGCGTCAAGCTCACGCTGCCGGAGCTTCCACCCGGCGTGCGTCCGACCGGCGACTCGATGGCGATGGACGACGCCGGCGAGTTCGCGCCCATCATGGATTGGGCCAACTCGATGGGCGGCATCGGCTGCGGACTGTACTTCCCCGGATACCCGTATCTAGCCGAACTGGCGCAACGACCCGAATATCGCTCGCCGGTCGAGACCATCGCGGAGGAAATGACCCGTAAGTGGATCAAGTTCCAATCGGTCGGCGGCGGCGATCTCGATCAACGGGTACAGGAACTCGAGGCGGCGTTCAAAGAGTTCGGCATCCAGGACGTGTTCCGCAAAGCGACCGAGAAGGACGGATACTTCGGCCGCGCGCAGGTCTACATCGACGTCAAGGGCCAGGAGAACGAACGCGACAAGCCACTCGTCATCGAGACCATTCCGATCGGCGGTCTGCGTGGCTTCAAGGTCATCGAGCCGATGTGGACCACGCCGGTCGCCTGGAACGCAACGGACCCGACGCGCGACGACTTCTACAAGCCGACCGTGTGGAGCGTGCTTGGGAGAACCACCCACGACTCGCGGTTGATCATGTTCATCTCGCGCGAGGTGCCGGATCTCCTGAAGCCGTCGTACAACTTCGGCGGCATTTCGCTCTCCCAACTGTTGGAGAGCTACGTCAAGCAATGGCTGCGCACTCGCGACGACGTAGCCGATCTGATCCACAACTTCTCGATCATCGTGCTCGCGACCAATATGGAGGCGACGCTCGCCGGCGAGGACGGCGAAGAGGAGCGCAAGCGCGGCGAGCTGTTCATCCGCGACCGCGACAACCGCGGGTTGATGAAGATCGACAAGGAGACCGAAGACCTAAAAGTCGTCGCGACCTCGCTCGCCGGCTTGGACGAGTTGCAAGCGCAGGCGCAGGAGCACATGTGCGCCGTCACCCGCGTGCCGCTCGTCAAGGCGTTTGGGATCTCGCCGTCGGGCCTCAACGCCACTAGCGAGTTCGAGATCATGGTGTTCTACGACCATATCGCGGCGCGGCAGGAGATCGTCTACACGCCGAACCTGCGCACCGTCTCGCACGCGGTGCAGTGCCACCTGTGGGGCAAAGTCGACGATCGGATCGAGGCGATGTTCGAGCCCTTAAAAGAACTCGACGGCGAATCGTTGGGCCGTGTCCGTAAGGGCGACGCCGAACTCGCCGCCACGCTGATCCAGAACGGGGTGATAACTCCCGAGGAAGAGCGCGAGCGGATCGCGGCCGATCCGAACTCCGGCTACAACAATCTGGACCCGAGTGCGGTGCCCGATCCGGACGATATCCCCGGTCAACAGCAGCAACAGGGCGAGGGCGGCGAAGGTGGCGACGACGAATAAGCAGCGCAAGGAATCACCGCGTCAGGTCCGCGATCAGTATGTGCCACCCCCGAAGACCCCGCCCAAGGCCCCGCCGGGCGCTCAATACTTTCGCGGCGCTCTTGTCCGCCGGCGTTGACCCGCGGTAGAATCGCGATCACGCCCAACAGCAGCCGCGAACGGGCACGCCGACGAAATTACAACGTGAGGGGGCTCACTCCGGTTTGGGTATCGGTCAGCGGAACGGGAGCGCGTCAACGGTCAATGGCAGCCAAGGGGCACTTTGAATTGCCGGCGATCGCCGCGTGATCCCTACCGAGAGAGACTCCGGAGCACATGCCCCCATTTTGTACAGCTTCACTTGATTCGGCCGCATGTCGACCCCTGCGCGCCGGCGGTCGCATGGGACTGGTGAGGGCCATGCCGCGGGGCGGTGCGATTACGAGGCCGCCCCGTTTTCCCAATTACGCAAGCCGGCGTATCGGTGCGTAATTGAAGCTCGTCGCACCGGAGCCGCTCGTGCTCGGCGCCGCGCCGCCCTCCGCCGCCGTGATGGCCTGGTACTTCCGGCAACTCAAATGCTTGATCGCCGCCATGGCCGCGTCGATGGAGCTACACGTCGGCGTCGCGTTCCGCGAGTACGATCCGGATATCGGCATGGCGACCGACGCGCGCTCGTCGTCGATCGCGCTCAAGCGCTCGATCAGCAAGTGGTCCCGCCGTTGGGTCTCGAAGTTCGACGATATGTCCGAGTCGATCGCGCGCAAATTCGCCGCGAAGACGCACCGGCACGTCGAGACCTCGAACGCCGCGCTGTTCAAAAAAGCCGGCTTCACGGTCAAGTTCTCGCCGACGCAGGCCGCCAAGGATGCGTATCAGGCGACGGTGGCGCAGAACGTGGCGCTGATCCGCCGGCTGCCGCGCGAGTACGTCGCCGGCATCGAGAATGCGGTCTGGTCGAGCGTGCTCGAGGGCCAGGACATGGCCGCGCTCGCCAAGATTCTCCGAACCCGCTACGGCATGTCGATCCGGCGCGCGGCGCTGGTCGCGCGGGATCAGAACCGAAAGGCGACCGCACTGATCGAGAACGTACGCCGCGACGAGGTCGGAATCACCCACGCGGTATGGCTCCACAGCCATGCGGTCAAGACGCCGCGACCGAGCCACAAGGCGTTCTCCGGGCAGATCTACGAACTCAAAAAAGGCGCCTACCTCGATGGCAAATGGGTCTGGCCGGGCACCGAGATCAACTGCATGTGCCTCTCGCGGTCGATCATTCCGGGAGTCAATGACGCCGCTGTGAAGCGGTTAATTGAACGCGAGCGCGCGCGGGCGTAGTCTTCGCGGGCATGGAAATCGTCACCGTCACCTTGAAATTCGTCGCGGCTCCCACCTTTAGCGTCCACGCCTGGGCCGCCGCGAAACTGATGCGGCTCGCCTGTTGGGTCGGCTCCGGCACGATCGGCCACGTCGAAGTCGACTCCCCATGACGCTCGCCTTCGACGAATCGGTGCGACACAAAGACCAGGACGGCCGCCTCTACGTCGCCAAGACCGTGATCTCGATCGCCAACGTCAATCCGTATCTCGGTCGCGAGATCTCGAACTGGCAAGCCCTCGGTCTCGATCCGACCAAGCGCTACATGCTCTATCGCGATCCGGATGAACTCGCGAAGGCGGCGCCGACGTACCACAACATTCCGCTGCTGGTGAAGCACGTCGCAGTCTCGGCGGCCAAACCGGAGCAAGATTCGATCTCCGGATGCGTGTCCAACATCACATTCGAGCATCCGAACCTCTATGGCTCGCTTGCTGTATGGACCGAAGAGGGGATAGGATTGCTCGAAAGCGGCGAGCAGGAGCAGTTATCCGCAGGCTACTACTTCAAAGCGGACATGACGCCAGGGACCGCACCCACCGGGGAGCAGTACGACGGTCGGATGTTCGATTTGAGGGCCAACCATGTAGCGCAGGTTAAAGCCGGCCGCGTCGGTCCCGAGTCCACCGTTGCAGATCAACTTCCGTCGGAGCTTCCCGCCATGAAATCCAAGTACCCCACGCTCGCCGCAAAGTTCAAAATCGCGGACGCCGATATCCCGGCCTTCGATGCGGCGCTCGACGAAGAGCGGAAAGAGGCGGAGGACTGCGCCGCGGTCGACGCCGCCGGTCGCGCTCACGACTACTTCGGCCACGCCAAAGACGAGTGGGAGAAAATGAGCGCCAAGGATCGGAAAGCCGCCCATGACGAGTGGGAGGACAAGGAAGAGAAAAAGGCCGCCGCGGACAAGAAGGCTGCCGACAAAGCAGCCGCCGACGAGGCGAGCAAATCCGGCAAAGAGGCCTTCGCCGGCGCGAAAGACTCGATCACCATGGATCAGATGAACGCGGCCGTGAAAGCCGCGTCCGATAAGACGCGCGCCGACGTCGCCGCGCTCTTCACCGCACGCGAGGCGGTCAAGCCGATCGTCGGCGTGGTCGCGTTCGACTCCGCCGACGAGGTGTATGCGTTCGCGTTGAAGCACGCCGGCGTCAAGATCGAGGGCGTGCATCCGTCCGCCTTTCCGGTGCTGCTCGACTCGGTGGTCAAGGCGAAGGCGGCACCGGCGACGCGCGAGAAGCCGGTCTTCGATGCGGCCAAGGCGCAGCACACGGTCGGCTCGATTTGGGGTGCTCGCAAGAGCGCCTAATCCCCCACTTTCCCCCACTTCCCCTTAAGGCGACACGCACATGCCCAGCCAACCCGGTTTTCAGACCTTCGTCAACAACGAGCTCCCGGTCGGCGTCGCCGGCGACTTCGCCAGCGCGAATATCCGCGCCAGCGTCTTGAGCTTTCCGTTCGCGTTCACGGCGCCGGCGGCCGGCACGCAGTGCGGCGCCTTCGGTTGGGGGGACCCCGCCGGCGGCCAGGCCGGCAACTACTACGTGCCGAACGGCATGATCGGCTTCGTGCATCGCGATAACGCGGCACTCATCACCGCGTTCTTAGGGTACGCCGCGATGGGTATCGCGCCGGGTGGCCGCGTCACCCTGATGAGTCAAGGCGACTTTTGGGGCGTGTTCGCCGCCGGCGCGACTGCGCAGCAAAAGGTCTACGCCAACCCGTTGACCGGATTACTGACCGCCGGCGCGACCGGTAACTCGGTCACGGCGAACTCGACCGCCGCGTCGCTCGCGACCACCGGAGTGTTGACCGTCGGCGCGACGCTCACCGGCACCTTGGCGGTCGGCCAGGTCGTTACCGGCCCGGGTGTGCCGAACGGCAGCTACATCGCCTCGCAGTTGACCGGCACCGCCGGCTCGACCGGTACGTATCAGTTGGCGAACGTCAACAACACGCCGTTCCCGGTCGTGGGCTCGACCACGATCAACTTCTGGGGCGTGCAAGAGACGCAGTGGTTCGTCGCGTCGAACGTGCCGGTGAATGCGACGGCAACGGGATCGAGCATTGCCGCTCCGGTCTCGCCCGCGGTCGGCGGCATCTTGACCGTCGGCACCGTCACCGCCGGCGTGTTCGCCGCGGGACAATTCTTGACCGGCGGCACCTTGGCGGCTACCGCGAACGCGCAGATCCTTTCGCAGTTGACGGGTACGACCGGCGGCGCCGGCACGTATCTGCTCAACTACAACGGTCCGGCGGTCGCGTCGTTCACCGTCACGGCGAGCCAGGGCAATCTCGGCAAGATCACGAGCTTCCTCTAAAACGGGCTTTTTCGGCTACCACCAACTGACAGGATGAACCTTCATGGACCCCACTCTCGCATTTGACGCTCAGGCGTTCGACGCCGCGATCCGCGCCGGCGCCGGACCGCAATTGATCCAAGAGTTGGATCAGACCAAGGGCATCCGCTTCGCTCCGGAGTTGGGCGAAATGTTCTTCCCGGAGCCGAATCTGCCGACCCATAACTGGGCGATGGCGATGGACGCGCAGCCTCAGTTGGTCACGGTGACGAACGGCGGCATCCCGGCGTTCTTGGCGACGTATCTCGATCCGAAGGTGATCGCGATCCTGGTCTCGCCGCTCAAAGCCGCGATCATCGCCGGCGAGGCCGGCAAGGGTGACTGGCTCTCCGAAGTCGAGATGTTCTTGACCGCCGAGGCGACCGGCGAGACCGCGAGCTATGGCGACTTCTCCAGTAACGGAATGTCGAACGTCAACGTGAATTTTCCGCAGCGGCAGAACTACCTGTTCCAGGCGTTCATGCAGTACGGACAGCGCGAACTCGGCATGGCCGGCAAGGCGAAGCTCGATTGGGCCACGCAGCAGCAGCAGGCGAATGCGCTCACGCTGATGAAGGCCTTAAATTTCCTGTACTTCTACGGCGTCGGGGGACTGCAGAACTACGGGCTCATCAACGATCCGAACTTAGGGCCGTCGCTCACGCCGACGTTCTCGTGGCTCACTTCGGCGAGCGCGACCGCCAACACGATCTATCAAGACGTGGTGCGCATGTTCCAGCTGCTCGTCTCTCAGGCCAACGGCACGGTCGACGAAGACACGCCGCTGGTGCTTGCGATGAGTCCGCAGCAGAAGGTCGCCTTGAAGCTGATCACGCAGTACAACACCAATTCGGTCGAAGTCCTGCTGCGCGAGAACTTCCCGAACATCCGCATCGAGACCGCGGTGCAGTACTCGACGGCGAGCGGCCAGTTGGTGCAACTCTTCGCCGAGCAGGTCGAGGGCCAGCGCACGGTGGAGTGCCACTACTCATCGAAGCTGATGGCTCACATGATGGTCGCCGACACGTCCTCGTGGAAGCAGAAGCGATCGAGCGGCGGATGGGGGACTGTGTGGTACAGACCGTTCCTCTGCGTCTCGATGCTCGGCTAGAGCAGTTCGATTTTGTGCGCCCCGCCGAGAGCCAATTCCAGGCGGGGCGCGTCTACCTACCCCCGGGTCACGCCTTCGCCTTAACCGCCGCCACGCCGAACGGCGTCGCACTCAAAACTCGCTTCGCCTGGGCAGACCCCGTCACCGGCCAGGTCGGCAACGTCTACGTGGATGCCACCCAACCGCTCGGCATCGCGCTGGTCGAGCCGGAGCGCCTACTGCGCAATGGCTGGCTCATCGCCACCTTCGACGATTGTCTGTGGACGTTGCGCGCCGGCGTCGGATGCTCGCTCGCGATTCAAGGCGACTTCTGGATGCCGGTCGCGAGCGGCGCGAGTCCGGGTGATCCGATCTATGCGAGCCAGGCCGACGGCACCGCAACAGCAATCCCCGGCGCAGGCTTCGTCGTGACGCCGTGGCGCGCGATGTCGTATGCTTCGCCCGGCAACCGCGCGCTCATTTCGAGTTGGTACCGACCCTTTGGAGGATAACGACAATGGCTGACGTCATGATTGGATGTAAATTGCCGAACGGCTTCATCATGGAGATCGTGAAGCCCGGCCTGCTCAATATTCCGGCCGCGCCCGGCAAGCGCTATACGATCGCCGGCGCCAACTCGCTCCGCACAGACGAGCGCGCCAACCCGCTG